TTATTGTCTCGAATATCTGAATATTCTTATAGTCAATGCCTCTATGCCTGTAAAGTGGGCCCTCGATTACTTCATACATGAATTTATGAAATTCACTCAGGTCAGCCACAGCTACGCCAAATGAGTTTAACTCACTCTCTGCAATCTCAGCGGCATAGATTAGTTTACGTTCAGGTGGAATGAATATCTTCTTTTCACCTGGTATCCAGAGTAGACGTTCAGGGTCGAGTGCGTAAGCAGCCATTGCACTACTTGCTATTAGTTTTACGAACTGTCGTCTATTCATCTCTCTTTACTCCACTTGATATGAGTAGAACGACTAACGCAATGAGTATTACGATTACCCACTCCATTATTTGACCCCTTTCTCCTTGAGGAATGCATCTAATGCATCGAGGTCAATATCTCCAGTACACTTGAAGCATGTAGGACGGTCATTCTTCATATTGTCCTCATCCAATATGAAATTGTCCCCACACATCCAGCATATACTGAGTTTCCCCTCAACTTGGTCCGCTACATTATGCGGCATAAAGTGAGTGCAATCAGGAAGCGCGCAAGCCCAGACTCCATCACTATACTTGCGCTGTATCTTCTGATATTTATGAATATGTTTAATTGTAGCCATTACATGTATGTCCTGTATTTAGGACATCCCCCTCTCTCTCCCCCATTATATCATAGGCTAGGGGGAGTGTCAAGGGGGGAGGATGATGATTGTATGTAAAAAAAAATAAAAAAAAAAAAAAAAAAAAAAAAGAACTAACTACAACTAACCTTCTAACCTACCCCTAGCCTACCCTGTATATGGCCCTAAGCATGGGGGAGAGGGAGAGAGATGTTGCAAATATAGGACATTACATGTAATCTAATACATGCAATGGCGCACAGCTTACGCGGGAATTGCGCGGTTACGCGCAAACTGTACGAATAGCGCACAGCTACCGCAGCTATACCCAAAAATTACATTTTTGTGATTGTTGCCTGGGAAGGGGAAAAAGCGAGAGGGGATTGACAATCCCCCCTCATGTAACCGGCTGGAACTACTCAGCCCACTCGACGCCGAGAGTAGACGAAGCAAGCGCCCGCGCCTCGGCTTCCGGCTTGCCAGCAGCCACGAAAACCTTGTAAAGCGTTCGGAGCTGGAGCTGTGCATCCGTTTCGAGAGTCGGCTTTTCGTAACCGGCTGCATCCAGCGCGGCCTGCATTGCCTTCTGTCGCGCGTTCGCCTTTTTCTTGTTGTTCACGAATGCGACAACTTCGTCATCACTCGGATACTCGTTTTTCGTGCGAACTTCCTCGACGTTTTCAAACGCCGAATAATCCCCCTCGAACTTGATTGCAGGGGAAACGGGCTTGCCATACGCCGATTCGATTGTTCCGCTGAACTTTTCCGTTTTCATGCTGTTTACTCCTGTTTACTGCGTTTACGTGTTTTGCTTGACCGCGGCGGGTTCTGGGACTTGCTGCCCTTACGGGACTTACTGCCCTACCGCTCGCGGCAAGACCATAGTCTCATACCTGCGGACGCAAGTCAAACCGACCTCGACGCTAACCCTCGACGTTACATAGGGTTAACCCCTGCGATTTTTTTACTTTTTTTTTTCGCGGGCGGGAACCTCGGCGGACCCCACCCCACCCCCATGTAATATGAGCCTCATACAATTACTCCGGGACGGCTTGATTCCAATTGCATGTGATTTTCAAAAAACATGTAAGAACCTATATTTCATATGGAAAAATAAAAATTATAACTCATCTATTACATATTATTTATAAACATTATTCATATACGTAAAGGCTACTACTTGTAATTAAACATAAAGGCGAAACTTTGGGCGAAATGCCCTACCCCGCCCGTAAGTGGCTCAGTTTCAACGACTTGCGGCGATTTGACAGACCACTATATGTTGTGGTAGGATTGGCAGACAGCCGACAACTGTCCAATCCATTAGTAAGTGTCAATACATGTAATAAGGACTAGGAGAAGATATTCTTGTATCTAATGGATTGGAAATGGCGATAGGTATCGTAACAGACGACGATTTACAATCTGAACTTGATAGACTAAATGGAGTGCGTAAGGCTCCAGAAGTTGAGATTGTAGATAAACCCAGTAAAGGTAGAGATGAGGGAGATGTAAATGTCCCTGATTCTCTACGTAAGATTATTGGAGAAACCTCTGTATTGGAGGGTAGACAATCTGCCTTAGCATTGGCAGATATGTTTAATATCTCTCCTAGTGCAGTAAGCGCGTATGCGAAAGGTGCTACGTCTACTGCTTCCTACGATACTCCCACCAAATCCATTATAGGTCACATCAATAAATCCCGCCAGAGAGCTATTAAGAAAGCCGGTAAAGCTCTCACTGAAGCAATCGACAAGATAGACGAGAATAAACTTAACGATATGTCAGCTAAGGAATTGGCTGGTATCGCTAAGGATATGTCTGTTGTCATCAAGAATCTTGAGCCTGAAAAGGCTAATGAAGGAGAAGATAAGAATACTCCCCAATTCGTTATCTTTGCTCCCCAATTCCGTGATGAACGTTCGTTTCCATCCGTTACAGTTCAGGAGTAAAGACAATGAAAAAGATGATATTGATTCTCTTCCTTCTCACATCAGTAACCGCGTATGCACAGCAGCCTCCAATTGGAACTGCTACACAGAGATTTGCATGGGACCAGGATGCTCCTACACTAGCTGATGCACAAGGATATACTTACAAGTATTATCCTGATAGTGCTACAACTGGTGTTGCATTCACTGGTGTAACATGCTCCGGTACTAGCTCCCCATTCGTTTGTTCGGCTCCCATTCCCGCATTTACTCCTGGTAATCATTCGATTACTGTTACTGCAAGTAACGTTGCAGGGGAGTCTGCTAAGTCAAACCCTTTCGCTTTCAATTTCGTCGTAACCCCCGGCGTTCCAAATAACATTCGTATTGTTAGTGGTGGTGGTGAATAATGCCAACAGAATTAATTTCGATTGGTCCTCCCACTACTTTACTACAGAACGTGGTGTATGCGTTGCCCGCATCACGTTGTCTACTGTTTTGTGATACAGCAGCGACATTGCAACAGTCCAATACGCTTGCTTTCACAAATAACGTAGCTCTGACATTTGTTGATGGTCAGTCTGAAGTAGCAGGGGGATTCATTCGTTCTACTGCTGGTAATGCAGTAGTTACATTGAAGAAGGCGTAACATGCAACTTCCAGTAGCAGCGATACTCCCTTCAGCTAAAATCACCCGCGTAGGAAATGTAGGCGTGGGTGAACAAACATTACTGTCCATCATGCTTCCTCCAGGCATTATGAAGAATGATGGAGACGTGTTACGTGTTACTGCCGCAGTTCAATATGCAGCTAATGTTAATAACAAAACAACTAAGCTGTATATTGGTGCGAATACTGTAGCAGGTCGTGGTGCTGCTCCTGATAATGGTGCTTCTCTATTCATTCAAGGTGTTGGTGTTCGCATGAATGCAGTAGAAGCCCAGTTAACAGGACTTCTTACCACTACTTTGGGTAATCTCAATACTACCCATCGTGATTCTGTTGCCGCTCTATGGAATGACCCCGTTGAAATTAGACTAACTGGTGAGGGAGTAGCCAACAACGACATCGTATCAAGGCTGCTAAAAGTTGAATATCTCCCAGTTGGTTCCAACTATATTTCTTAAGAAAATTGTGCGTAATACCTTTCGCACAATAGATATCGCTTTAGGAATTGGTATACTAGTTATACTTCTGCCTCCAATTCTGGTGGCAATGCAAATTCATCGCATCAAGCAATGGGCTGATGATTACAACGAGGAAATGTAATGGCTTACGTTCCATCAAAGAACATTGTAAAGTCCAAGACATTCTGGGTCAATGTGGCTATGGGCGTAGCCGCATTTCTAACTGAATTGCCTGGAGATGTTTCATTTCAGGTAGGTTTTGTAACGGCTGTTAACGTATTTATGCGTTACATCACGAAGCAGCCTGTTACTGTGATGCCTGAAAAGTGATGGATGCTGAATTTGCCAAATGGCTGGCTACACTAGGAGTTGGAGGTGTATTAGCTGGTTTAATGTTTATGTTCTATCGTAAGGACATTAAACAATATACTGAACTATGGAAAAACGCTACAGACCAACTAATGCTAATTGTTAAAGAGAATACGGCTTCTAATGCGAAGCTAATCTCAATGATTGAACATCAGGAACGAAATGCAGTGCGTAAGGAAGATATTGCATTACTAATTGAGAAAAAACTCTTAAATATTGAAAACAAGTAATGGAAATTCTTGAGCGCGTAGAATCTAACTGGGCTAAGCGCAATAAGAATGAGTGGCGTCCAGAAGCCAAACAGGAGATATTTCTATCTGTTCCTACTACCATTAAGGAAGCATTCTATGGTGGTGGTGCTGGTTCTGGAAAGTCTGACGTTCTCTTACTCTATGGTATTGTCCATAGATGGCATGAACATCCAAAGTTCAAGCAAGTATTTCAGCGACGAACTTTCCCTGAACTACGGAATGAAATCATTCCAAGAAGTAGGGAGCTATATAGAAGGTTTGGAGCTAACTTCAACAAAACTGATATGTGCTGGACATTCCCACGTCCAGACCAATACGGAAGTGGATTCAAACCAGATGGAGCGTTAATATTTCTGGGTCATTGCGAGAACGAAGATGACGTTCATCAATATGACTCAATGCAGATTAACTTATATACTCCGGACGAATTGACTTCATATACAGAGTGGATTTATCTGTATATAGCATTTCAGCGCGTTCGTTCTCCTGTTCCAGAGTTACCCGCGATTGTTCGTGGAGCAGGAATGCCCGGTGGTATAGGGCATACATGGGTAAACAAAAGATTCATTAAGCCTGCTCCTAAAGGTGGAGTGGTAA